TGCCCGCGAGTACGGAGTCTCTAAAACCCGTATAAGCGAGAACGTTTCGAAACGCGCAAGCGCAGTAAAAGACGTTGCGAAACAAATAGTTAAGGCTGAGTCCGATTTTCGGAAGCTATCTGTTTCGGAACAATTCGATACCGTTTCGATACTCCGGAATCTGACCAATACCTTCGGGCATCTCAGTTCCGCAGCGGCATATAACGCAGCGACTGCGCACCGCCTGGCTGGCATCGCTCATATGAAGGTGGCGGAGATTGATGATGCGGCGCCGCTGACTGAAGAAAGCCTGGGCGCACTCAAGGGCATCGCTGTCCTGACCAGGATGGCGAACGAAGCCAGCGAGATCGGTATGAATCTCGTGCGGGCCAACAAGGAAGTCTTTGCCGTCTCAGACGAACTGCCGGGGCTTAACGACCCCAACCCAGACGTATGAAGCAATCCGTCAAGCTACAGGAGCTTCATGCCAAACAGGCTGAGATCGGGCGCGCGTTCAACGAGAATTCAAGAGTCGTCATCCGGTGCGGGCGACGATTCGGCAAGACGACGCTGCTCGAGCGCTGCGCTTCCAAGTGGGCGTACAACGGTCTGCGCGTAGGTTGGTTCGGCCCTACCTATAAGCTGAACCTGCCGACCTATAAACGCATCCTCCGCACGATTCAGCCGATCGTCGTTTCGAAGTCGAAGATCGATCAGGTTATTGAGACCCAGCGTGACGGCTGCGTTGAGTTCTGGACGCTGCAGGATGAGGACGCGGGCCGCTCGCGCTTCTATGACCGCGTGATCATCGACGAGGGCAGCCTCGTACCGAAAGGCTTGAGAGACATATGGGATCAGGCAATCGCGCCTACCCTGCTGGACCGGAGAGGCCATGCCGTCATGGCGGGCACGCCGAAAGGCATCGATCCAGACAACTTCTTCTACGAAGCATGCACGGATAAAACGCTTGGCTGGCGAGAGTTTCATGCGCCAACCGCATCGAATCCCAAGCTAGACCCTGACGCAGTTGCCAAGCTGATTCACGAATATCCGCCGCTGGTGTACCAGCAGGAATTCCTGGCAGATTTCGTTGACTTCCGGGGATCGGCGCTATTCAGTGAAGAGAATCTGCTCGTCGATGGTCAGCCGGTCGACTATCCGACGCGCTGCGATCAGGTCTTTGCGACCGTTGACTCGGCGCTAAAAGATGGCGTCGAGCACGACGGCACGGCGGTTATGTACTGGGCCCGGAACAAGATTGCCGGCCACCCCCTGATCCTCCTGGATTGGGACCTGATACAGATTCAAGGTGCGCTGCTCGAAGAGTGGCTGCCGACTGTTAATCAGCGGCTTGAGGATCTGGCCAAGGAAACGGGCGCGCGCCAAGGCAACGTCGGCATCTGGATTGAAGAAAAGGCGTCGGGCATTGTGCTGCTTCAGCAGGCTGAGCGCCGGGGATTACCAGCCTATCCGATTAACAACGATCTGGTTGCGCACGGAAAGGAAGGAAGGGCGCTTTCGGTTAGCGGGTATGTCTATCGTGGCGATGTGAAGTTATCGCGGCATGCATACGAAAAGACGACCAATTTCAAGGGTCAAACGCGTAACCATGCACTGGTGCAAACCTGCGGGTTCCGCATTGGCACCAAGACTCCACACACATACGACTTGCTCGATACGTTCGTTTACGGCGTGGCAATAGCCCTGGGGGATTCCGAGGGCTGGTAACAGGAACATTTAATGAGCGATCTCAACTCTGACGGCGGCGCAGCAACAATCGGTACGGGCGCCAGCATTCCGTCCTCGCTCATGCAGATCCTGATGGCGGATGACATCGTGCCGGGAGCGATGCCCTCGTACGAGATGGCGAAAACGCTGTATGTGGCACACCCGCTCGGCGCCAAGATGGCAGAGGCCCCCATTGAGGAAGCCCAGAGCCAGGAGCGCGAGATCACCATTCCCGGCGGCCCCGAGGACGATCTGAAACAGGCCTTCCAGCGTGAGTGGATGGCTATCGGCAGGACAGGCGCCGACGAGGTTATCAAAGGTCACCAGACGCTCAAGAGGGTATATGGCATCGCGTCTCTGGGCGTGGGCGGCAAGTTCCTGAACGGCGACGAACTGCCGACGACCGATCCGTTGCCTTATGAAAAACTCCATGAAATGGAGTTGTATTTCAACACATGGGATCCGCTTAACACGGCCGGCTCCCTCACGCTGAACCAGGATCCGAACGCGCCTGACTACCAGAAGCCGCAATATATCCGCGTCGCTGGCAAGGATTACCACTCGTCGCGCGCAGTGATTGCGCTCAACGAGTCGCCCGTCTACATCGAGTGGACCAATAGCGCATTCGGCTTCGTCGGTCGTTCCGTCTATCAGCGCGCCCTCTTTCCGCTGAAGACCTATATCCAGACCATGCTCACCGATCAGGCGGTGGCTGAAAAGGCCGCGCTGCTCGTGATGAAGATGCAATCGCCTGGATCGGTTATTGACCAGCGTGCTCGTAATTGGTTTGGACTGAAGCGGCAGGCCCTGAAAGGCGCCAAGACCGGCAATGTGATCTCGATTGGCGTTACCGAGAGCATCGAATCGGTCGATCTGAAGAACCTGCGTGACGCTGCGGAGTTCTCGCGGAACAACTGCATCAAGAACATCTCGACCGCGGCGAAGATGCCCGCCTCAATGCTGTATCAGGAGACGCTGACCGAAGGGTTCGGCGAAGGCTCGGAAGACGCCAAGATCATCGCGCGTTATATCGACCGCATGCGCATCGAGATGCAGCCGGATTACCGTTTCATGGACGAAATCGTCATGAGGCGCGCATGGAGTCCTGAGTTCTACAAGATCATCCAGCGCAAGTACGCTGAGTATCAACGCGTTCCGTACGAGACGGCCTTCTACGAGTGGAAGAACGCATTCACGGCGACGTGGCCGAATCTGCTGGTTGAGCCGGAATCGGAGTTGATCAAGGTTGACGATACCGTGATGAAGTCGGCGATCGCTCTGTATGAGGTCGTCTCCCCGCAACTTGACCCGCCAAACAAGGCGCGCGCGACTATCTGGCTTGCCGAAGTCGCCAACGAGCGGAAAAAGCTGTTTTCCACTCCGCTTGAGCTGGACGAAGATGCGCTTGCGTCGTATGTCCCGCCCGAGCCCGAAACAGAGCCTAAACCCATTGTCGAAAGCAGCCACGAATGAGCGTCCGCCCCTCCATCAACGCGACTTTTCACGAAGTCCTGACGGCGGCGGTTCGCGATATTTCAGAGAACGGGTATGACGACATCGCGCGGCTGGATAACTGGCTGCGCCGGCTGAGGCTCGCTGCCATTGCCGACCTTCCGTCTCCGCAGGAAATCCAGAGCCGGATGCAACTGGCGATGCAGACCGTCTTTGACCGGACGTTCTCGAAGTCGGCGGCACTGCGGTATCACCCGGGTATTCCGCGGTTCACGCTGGAGCGCCTGAAGCCATTCGCGCGCGCCGAGCTCGACAAGCGGATTCTCGCCAGCGCGAACCTGATCAAGCTGAACCGCGAGCAGGCGATCGAGAAAACCCTCCAGCGGTTCTCTGGCTGGGCGACGTCGATACCCGATCAGGGCTCGCGCGTGGTCGACAAGCCGGAAGTCAAGGAGAACATCGAGAAGCCCATCAAGCAGATCAAGTATGAGGCGCGGCGAGTCAGCATAGACCAGGGGCATAAGCTGATCGATGCCGTCAACGATGCGGTGGCCAAGCAAAGCGGTGCAATCGCTGCGAAGTGGCGCTCGCACTTCAAGCAGGCAGGCTATGACGCCCGTCCTGACCATGCGGATCGCGACAGCAAGATTTATCTGATTCGCGGATCGTGGGCGCATGATCAAGGTCTCGTCAAGCCGGGGCCGGACGGCTATACCGATCAGATTGAGCGGCCGGGTGAGCTCGTATTTTGCTTCCCGGGCGAATCAAAGGTTCCATTCGCTGATAGTGTGGAAGTAGCGTATCGGCGTTGGTACGACGGCGAATTGGCCGTTATCACCACGGACTCTGGAAAAACGCTCAGAGCCACACCGAATCACCCAATTCTTACTACGCGTGGCTGGGTCGCTGCTGGCGAACTCAAGGAAGGCGATGACGTCATCGAAGTTGCCGATGAGATTGTCAAGCCTGTTATGCCGGAAGCGGATGATGATCGTGCAGTACCCAGCATCGCGGAGATATTTAGCGCGCTCAATGTGCCGGGAAGTGGATGTCGGATCGGCGGAAGCGGTGATCAGTTCCACGGCGATGGAAGAGAAGGCTATGTCGATATTGTAGGGACCGCACGGCCATTGTCCTTCGGGATGATGACCTCGCGAACGCAAGGCCTCGATAATCTCCAACTCTCCGTGCCCGACCTGAGTGCTCCTTCGCGAGGCGCGTTTCAGTTTTTCGTCAAGCGATGCCTTAAGTTTGCTGCGCGCTTCATGGGCCTTAGCCGTTCTAGAGGACCATTGCTCACCAGTCATTCGAGTGGACATGGTGAGCATGGCCTCCCTTCTGCCTCTAATGGGAATTCCAGCGGTGATCAATCGATCAAAGATCGGCTTCCTGGTGGTTCCGAGTCGATTGGCGATTGCCAGAATGCTCTCCCCGGTAACATATGCGGAGACGATGTCAGCATCATTCAAGGCGAGACGGGGCGGCCCTTTGTAAGCGGGCTCGCCAAGGTCGAATCCAAGCCGGTAGATGGCGTTATACAGGCTCGGAGTTTTCCAGCCGATGACTTGGGCAATCTCCGCGACGGACTTCCCTTCGTCACGAAGGCTACGGACGTGGTCAAGGTCGAGCGGGCGAGCTTTTCTGGGCATGTCTTCAATCTCCAAACGCGTGATGGATGGTATGTCACCGATGGAATTATAGCCCACAATTGTCGCTGCTATTACGTGCATCTCAATGCTCTGCGCGAACTGCCCGAAGAGATGCTGACAGCTAAGGGCAAACAGTTGCTCGAAGAAACCCGCATCAAGCGCCCTGCACACGCCTGACCGCCTCACCCACACACTGAGCCACCCTTGCGGTGGCTTTTTCTTTTGGAAATTCCATGCCGCCTGAAATAGGAGCCGACGAGGCAGCGAACGCGTCGCCCAATTGCGCCGGTATCCTCTTCCGCGCTCCCGGCCCGCAATACCTGCTCGTCAAACGCGGCGATACGGGTGAATGGGAGCAGCCTGGCGGCCACATCGAAGCCGACGAGTCGCCCGAAGAAGCCGCTGTGCGCGAATGCGTCGAGGAAATCGGCGCATGCCCGGACGGCATCCGCTGGATTGGGCGCATCACAACCAATCCGGACGGCGGCGATTACACGTGCTTTCTGCAGGATGTGCCGGCGCCATTCGATCCGAAGCTCAA